CGGACTTCACGCCGTCCAGCAGTTCGGCCACTTCTTGCTCGGGCGCTTTGGGTTGGTCAGTGGCTTTGACTGGCTCGACCTTGTTGACTGGCTCGGCGGCTGGCTTGGCACTTGTATTTGGATCATCCGTCAGCGCGTCGAGCATGGCCTCCATTTTCGACTTGCCGCGCGCGGGCTGCTCGGCAACTGATTCGGTCGGCTGCGCTTCGGGTTGCGCTTGCGCGTCAGCGGGCGATTCGATCGGCAGTTCTTGCGCCTGGCTGTCTGGCGCTGTGCCCATGGCCTCTATCGCGGCCGCCGTGGCACCGCCGCCACCAAGGTCGCCGCCCTCACCATCGGCCGGCTTCATCAGGCGTTGCATCCATTGCTGCTTCCATTTTTTCATCGCGTGGTTCCTTTGCTGGGTTGAAAATCGGTCACATGGGCGGCGCGTCAGGCGGCATCACGGGCTGCTGCTGCGGCTTTGGGATGAACTGCTCCGCCTCCAGTCGCTCATCGAAGCGCCGCACGGTCTCGCGCAGCAGGTGCGCCAGCGGCTCCGTGTCTTGCCCGGCGGCTTGCAGTTGGACGATTTGCGTGATCAGGCCCTGCACGATCGGCAGCACCTGTGACCACGCTTCCTGCTGCTGCATCTTGTCTGGCGCGCCAGTGGTGCCCGCCCTGATCTTCATCTCGATCATGTCGAACACCTGCTCGCGCGCAAGCTCCGGCCAGTCGTAAGGTTTTACTTCGACCTGCATCTGCTGTCCGCCTACGTCGATTACCTGCACCTCTGGCGGCCCCATGATGCGCTCAACCTGCGCGGGCGTCAGCTCCTGCAGCAGCACCTCGGCAGCGTAGCGGCTGATTTCTTGCAGCCAGTCTTCCACCTGGTCTTGGAACTCGCTCACCCGGCCGCTTAGGTTTTGCTGCAGGATGTTAGCCTCGGTCGCGGTCTTGGCCTTCACCACGGTCGAGCGGGCCGCGTCTTGCAGCCCCGTCACCTGCTCCCAGTCGTAGCGCACTGCGCTGGTGTCGTACACCGCGGCGTCGATGGGCGGATGCTGGCGCGGGATGATCACCTGATTGAGCGGTCGGCCCTCGGTGTCGATGATCGTGATTTCGCCAATGGCGCTGTCGCTGTAGCGCTTGATGCTCTTTTCGCTGATATCGCCCCCAGCAATCCAGCCCGGCAGGCACAAATCCCGGTGCTGGTTGAACCGCTCGCGCGCTTTGTTGTGCTCGTGCTGCAGCTTCTCGGTCAGGTCCACCAGCGACGGGGCCACAAACTGCCCGTCAACTACCTGAAACGGCAGCAGAAAAAACGGAAACCAGCGCTCACCCGCTTTGGGCGGACTGTAGGGTTCGCGCAGCCAGTGATCGCACCCATCGGCCATCGTGTACACGCGCTGGGTGGTCTTGTCCCAGATTTCCAGCACGGCAATCTGCCTGTCATCGTCTGCGCCCGCAGATGATGCGCTGGCAAATCGCCCGTCTTTTGCACCGCCTTGCTTGCCGTCGCTGTAGGCTTTGGCCTTGTCCAGCTTCACGCCATAGACGGCCTCGGCGTGGCTCTTCTTCATCGGCACGATCTGGCACAGCCAATCTGCGTCGCGGTAGTCCCAGAACTCGCACACGCCGGGCTCGATCAACAGGTTTTCCGTCAGCACCCGGTCGATCACCAAGCCTTCTGCTGCCGTGACTTCGACCTGCTCTTCCAGTGCGCCCACCATCTGCTCCAGCTCTGCGCGCTTGGCCTCCAGATCGCCGCGCTGCGCCGGGTCTTTGAGCTCGGCCAGCAGGCGCTCCAGTGCCACGATGTTGTCCTGCGTGTCGTTGATGCGGCTCTGGATGATCGGGTCGCGCTTGATGTCGCGCTGGTACATCACTTTGACGATCCCAAAGCTGGTCGTGAGTGCAGCCCGCACCGTGGCCTTGGCTTTACCCTTGAGGTCGGCGCGGTCGAGGTGCCGGTTGGTCACCGTCTCGATCGTCTTGCAAAACAGCTTCAGGTTGCCGGCTTTGTGCAGCGGTATCGCGCTGATTTCCGGGTTGCGAGCGTAGATCGCAGGCAGCAGCGCGGTGATGGTGCCCTGAATCAGGTTCGCCCGCGGCCTGTAGAACTCGGGGCTGCGCGGGTCGGCAGTCCAGTCGAACCCGGCGACCGTCTCGCGGTTGTGGCGCACGCGCTTATGGAATTTGTCCCAGTGCTTGCGAGCCTGCTCGATACGCCGCCCCCACTTCTGCGCCAATTGATCCGTCGCCGGTGTTTCGCGCGCTTCGGCGCTTGGCTTTTCGTCTGCTGTGAGCATTTCACACTTTCAAAATATATCCTGCTTCGGATTTTGTTGTCGGCTCATCCGGCTCATCGGACTTTTGTTCGGCGTCCGGGTTGCGGCGTCGGCGCATCACGCCATAGCGCAGGCAGTCGGCCGCGTGATCCTCCCCGTCGCTGTCGTATTTCTCGGGGTCGGTTTCGTCCGGGCCCAGCGCGGGCAGGGTTCGAATCAAGTGTCGGCACGTCCTGAAAATCTTGAGCTTGTCTTCAGCCAGCAGGCGCATGATTTCCTGCGCACCGTTTGCCACAGAACCTTTGCCGTTCCACGCCTCTTGCCACCGCACACCATGCGCGCGAAAAATGCCGCCGATGGTCTGCATGGTGCCCACGTTCGAGAAAATCGCCGGGTCGGCCAGATTCATGCGGTATTCGTAACCCAGCCGCTCGTCATGCTGCTCGACCGTTTTGATCTTGCGCGCAACCGCATCAGCAGGTTCTCTGCTGCCCTCGCCCGCCTTTTCGCCCGCGCCGTACAGTTCGCGCCAGACGTAAATGCATCCGTCCGGGTCCATCGCCAGCCACAACACGCAATACGGGGCCGCATAGCCCCAATCCATGGCCTTCCACACCTTCCAGCTTGCAGGTATTGGAAACGGCTCGATCACATGCCGCGCGGCGTTCCACACGCTGTCGAAAAAGCTGCCGACGTGAATGTCCCAGTCGCCGCTCAACCAGGCCTTGCGCCTGTTAGGGTCTTTGAGCGCCTGCAATGTTGCCAAATAGTCCGGGTCGTTGGCCAGCAGAATGCGGTTTTCCAGAATGCTGGAGAAAATCGCCACGCGCGGCTTTTCCCCATCGTCGCGGATCACCTGGCCAGACGGTACGCCACCCTCGCCTAGCCTGAATCTGTCCCGCACTGCGCCGTGGCCTTTGCCAAACGGGTTGCAGGTCGCCCGCACCATGCGCGGCATACCGGGATAACTGCTGCGGCAGGTCGAGTGCATGGCCTCATAGAAACTTAGGTCGCGCCAGTTCGTGAGTTCCTCGAATCCGATCCATGGATATTCGTGTCCATGGTAGTTCCAGTAGTCCCCCTCTGTTGCCCCGTACCGGAACATGAGCATTTCCCCGCCCGGCCACTCCCAGTAGTAGTCGGCTTTGTTGAATCGCGCCTCTGGAAATATCTGCGCAAACCACCTACGGCTCTTTGCCACCACGTCCGCCAGTTGCGGGTAGGTGAGTCGGAACAGCACACCGCGCCAGTGCTGGCCCCAGCCCTTGCCCACGTGCTGCGCAAAACTCATCAGCAGCGCATCCGTCTTGCCGCCGCCCCGCGTGCCGTGCATCAGCGCCTCGTAGATCGGGCACGTCAGGAATTGGAACTGCGCGCCAGGCAGTGGGGCCCAGCGTGTCGTCAAGTCACAGCTCCCGGCTTCTTCCAGTGCCGGCCACGGCCGCCTGGGCTGTTCATCTGCATGCACTTGAAGTCGTGCACCAGCACCGATGCAATCAGCATCCGGCGCTGCATCGAGTGAGTGCTGGGCATCTTTGCCAGCTCGTACAGCTCGGTGGCCTTGAATCTCTCCGGCAGCTGGTCGAACACCGCTGCGATCTGCTGGTACACCAGGCCACGATTCTTGGTGGTGGATGCCTCGACCTGTTTTTCGTTCCTCATGCCTACCCCCTTGCTCGGATGGCGGCGGCGCAAACGTCACCGTGGTAGCCCTTAAATTCCTCGCACAACTGCGCACACGCCTCGCGCTCGGCAGCCACAGCGGCCTCGATGGCCTCCATGCTGGCCTCAATCACTGCCGCATCGTGCTTCTGCAGGATCAAGCCGACCATCTTCAGGGCGTTGCCGCCCAGGGTTTTGCTGGCTTCGGCCAGGCGCTTGTCATAGTCGGCATCGCGCGTCATGCCCCGCCCTCCTGCTGCTTGGCCATCATCTTTTCCCAGTCGGCTTCGTCCAACACGCCCGGCACCATCAGCACGCCGGACTGCGCCGTTTCTGCCGCCGGCGGCC